AGAAGGATGGATAGTCGTTTGGCGGCCTAGAAATCATACAACACAAAAATACCACATATATAAGGTTTCTTTCAAGTGCAAACAATTAATAAGTAGAATGTACCGTATAATGCTCGGTATCGAAGAAATACCTACTAGCACACAAAGAAATCCGATAATGAAAGGTAGAACGTATAGTGAAATAGTATTAAAAAAAGCAATAGAGAACGTTAATAATCCAAATACAATATGATAGATAATTATAACCCAAACCCAAATCAATTACAGTATAATGCAATGAACCCAAAAGCAATGAGCAATATGCAAACATTGCAAAACATTAATGGGGTTCCAATGGATGGTACTTTTAATAGAACCATTGGTGTTCCGCAGACACAGCCCGTAGCAACTCAATATATTCCACCTACAGCGCCAGATGCAAATCCAAAAAATGTACAAACACAAATTATGCCTGATAATAACTTACAAACTTATTAATTATGATTTTAAATATTAAAAAACACCCAATGGATTCTCATGACAAGCTTGCCTCTAATTCAGGGGTTGGAGCTAATGCTTTATGGAATGGCCCTTTTAATACTGATTCTTTGCCAAAAGGAAAAGGAAGCAGTTCTGGTATTAGTGGCATTATCTTGAACAACGACAAACCAATGGCCTGTGGTTGCGCAATTACTCAAAAAGCAAAAGGACGTTCAAATGGGGCATACTGATTTAAAAATATATTTAGTTAACGGAGCAACTATGGCAATAAGTATGACTGCTGTTGAACCTGCATTAAAAATAATATTATTGCTGGTTTCTATTGGTTATACTATCAATAGATGGGTTGGATTATATATAGATAAAAAAAACAATAACGAAAACAAAGATCAATTATTATGAAAAAAATGATCACAGGAAGCTATGCTTCTAAAGGGGCTATGGCTAAAACAGAAAAAGGTGAAGGCAAAAAAATGCAAATGAAAGAAAAAGTTGTTGCAAAAAAAGCAATGATTAAAAAGAAAAAATAATATATATTAAACAATTAAATTAAATCAAATGAGTACAGAAGTTAAAAAAATTACAGAGGAGCAATTAGAAAAAGTTGTAGCGGGGCAAAAAGATTTGCAATCATTGTTAACAAACATCGGCGTATTGGAATCTCAAAAGCATGGTTACTTGCATCAGTTAGCAGAATTAAATAAGTCTATTGAAGAATTTAAGTCGGAAATTGAAGCAGAATACGGAGCAATCAATATTAATCTACAAGATGGCTCTTATACTGAAATTGTAAAAGAAAGTGAGCCAAGTTTGAGTATTGTTAAAGATACTGAAGAATAAATAATGAGTTCTGTTATAAGAAAAATAAGTATAGGTTCAGATTATAAGAATGACGCAATGCACTATTCTGTAGGGCAAACTGTATATGGAGGACACGAAATTTCGCATATACTATTTAATGAATCTGAAAATTCTTATAATATTCATATAAAGAAAGGAGATGAGGTAATGGCATGGAAGAAGTTTAATTCTAATATGGCAATATCCGTTGAATATGATTTAGAATATTAATGAGGAGTGTATTTAACTTTATAGTTAAGCCATTAGGCGAAAGATATGAAAATAGCATTACGGTAGATAATAAAGAATTATTACTAAATACGAAAATAGAAAGTTTTAAATCTGTTAATAATGTAGCGGTTGTAATTTCAACTCCTTTAGCATTCAAAACAGAAATTAAAGAAGGAGATTTAGTAGTAATTCACCATAATGTGTTTAGGAGGTTTTACAACATGAAAGGCAAGAGCAAGAATAGCTCATCATATTTTAGAGATGATCAATACTTTTGCAATGTAGATCAAATTTACTTATACAAAAATGATAAGAAGTGGATTGCATTTAATGACAGATGTTTTGTAAAACCAATAAAGAATAATGATAATTTTAAGCTAGATAAAGAAAGAGAACTTATTGGTATATTAAAATACGGAAATGATTCCTTAAACAAGCTTAAAATCAATCCTGGAGATCTAGTAGGCTATACCCCTAATGGTGAGTATGAGTTTATTGTAGAAGGCCAGCGATTATATTGTATGAAATCTAATGATATTGTAATTAAATATGGATACAAAGGAGACGAAGTTGAATATAATCCAAGCTGGGCACAAAGCGGTATTGGAGCTAATTAAAGTTGCAGAAGAAGCTATATTAAATAATGGAGATGATGATTTATCAGCAGACAAATTAAAAAATGCAGCAGCAACAAAAAAATTAGCAATATTCGATGCATTTGAAATACTTGCCAGAATAGAAGACGAAACTAAAATGATTGAAGACGCTTCTAAAGAAACCGTAGCAAAACCATTTAAAGGATTTGCGGAAGGGAGATCCAAATAATGTATGAACAAACTTTATACAAAGTATTAACAGATTATATAAAACCTGCGGTTATTAAAAAAAACAATAGGTTTAATAAATGGAAATACGGATACGACAAAGACTATGACGTAGTTGTTATTAGTAAAACTGGTAAGATTGGAGAAATATATGAAATACAAAATCTTAGGATTGCATTACCATTAGCGGGAGACGTACACAACCGATCTGAATCAAAAGATGAACAGTATTGGGAACAAGTTCCATATCCAAAAGAATTAGATAAAATTAAAAATGTTACCGATTGGAATAAGCATCCTGATAGTTTTAAAGAATATTGGTATGATTATATAGATCAAGAATTTAAAAGAAGAGACGAAGGCTTTACTTATTATAGTAATGGTAAACCTACATATATAACAGGTACACATTATATGTATCTGCAATGGAGTAAGATAGACGTTGGAGCAGCAGATTTTAGAGAATCAAATAGATTATTTTTTATATTTTGGGAAGCTTGCAAAGCAGATCCAAGATGTTACGGAATGTGTTATTTAAAAAATAGACGTTCTGGATTTTCGTTTATGTCTTCTGCAGAACTTGTTAATCAAGCAACAATATCTAGCGACTCACGATTTGGTATATTATCTAAGTCTGGCGCCGATGCTAAAAAGATGTTTACAGACAAGGTGGTGCCTATATCGGTTAATTATCCATTCTTTTTCAAACCTATCCAAGATGGTATGGATAGACCTAAAACAGAATTAGCATACAGAATACCCGCATCTAAACTTACAAGAAGGAAATTAGATTCTAATGATAAATTAGAAGACCTTGAAGGATTAGATACAACAATTGACTGGAAGAATACTGGTGACAATAGTTATGATGGTGAAAAATTAAAGCTATTAGTACACGATGAAAGCGGCAAATGGGAAAGACCTGATAACATATTAAATAACTGGCGTGTTACTAAAACAACACTTAGATTAGGTAGTAAAGTTATTGGAAAGTGTATGATGGGTTCAACCTCAAATGCTTTAGACAAAGGAGGTGAAAACTTCAAAAGATTATATAACGATTCAGATGTTACGAAAAGAAACCGCAATGGACAGACTAGTTCAGGATTATATAGTTTGTTCATACCTATGGAATGGTCGTACGAGGGATTCATTGATACTTATGGGATACCTGTATTCGATACGCCAGAAAAACCAGTTAAAGGTATAGATAATAACTATATAGAATACGGAGTTATTGAACACTGGCAAAACGAGGTGGATGGTTTAAAGCAAGATCAAGACGGCTTAAACGAATACTACCGTCAGTTTCCAAGAACAGAGCAACACGCTTTTAGGGATGAGACAAAGCAATCTTTGTTTAATCTTACAAAAATATACGAACAAATAGATTATAACGATGATCTACGAAATTCCCAAGTTATAACACAAGGAAGTTTTCAATGGGAAAATGGCATTCAAGATTCAAAAGTTATATTTTACCCAAATAAAGACGGTAGATTCTTAGTATCTTGGGTTCCACCGAAACATCTTCAAAACCGCGTAATCATAAAGGATGGACTTAAATATCCAGGCAATGAACACTTAGGGGCGTTTGGATGTGATAGTTATGATATATCAGGAACAGTTGACGCAAGAGGATCTAACGGTGCTCTTCACGGATTAACTAAGTTTTCAATGGAGGATGTTCCACCTAGTCATTTCTTTTTAGAATATATCGCTAGACCTCAGACTTCTGAGATATTCTTTGAAGAAGTTTTAATGGCATTAGTATTTTATGGTATGCCAATATTGGCAGAGAATAACAAAGCTAGATTATTGTACTATATAAAAAGGAGGGGCTATAGGCCATTCTCTATGAATAGGCCGGATAAAGTTTGGAATAATTTATCGCCAACAGAAAAAGAGATTGGAGGTATACCTTCAGCAGGTCAAGATATAATACAAGCGCACGCATCAGCGATTGAAACATATATAGAAAACTATGTGGGATATAAAGAGAGCGGATACGGTGATATGTATTTCCAAAAAACATTAAATGATTGGTCTAGATTTAATATAAATAATAGAACAAAACATGATGCAACTATAAGTTCCGGATTTGCGATAATGGCATGTAATAAACATTTATATTCGCCATCAACGCCGTATAAGAAAGAAAAAGTAGAATTAAATTTCAAAAAATATAACAACCTAGGCCATAGTTCAAAAATAATATAATAGATGATTTATACTAACACGAATAGCTCTTTCCCAAGTCAGGTGGTACCGGACGAAGAAAAACAAACACTCGATTATGGTTATGCCGTAGGTATGGCTATAGAAGGCGAGTGGTTCAGAGGTAATAGGACTAGTCTTGGAAACGACAGATGGAGTACTAACTGGCAAACATATCATAACCTTAGGTTATACGCTAGAGGTGAACAAAGTATACAGAAATACAAAGATGAATTATCTATTAATGGTGATTTATCTTATTTGAATTTAGACTGGAAGCCAATACCAATTATACCAAAGTTTGTGGATATAGTTGTTAATGGCATGTCTAATAAATTATTTAAAATAAAAACATTTGCACAAGATCCTCAATCAGTAGCACAGAAAACAAATTACACTGCTGCGCTATTAAGAGACATGAACGCAAAAGATTTGTTGAATGATATTCAAGAAAAACTAGGCGCAAACTTATACAGTACGCCAAACCCAGATTCATTGCCGGAAGATAATGAAGAATTAGAAATACATTTACAATTAAATTACAAACAAGCTGTTGAAATTGCAGAAGAAGAAGTCATCAACTATGTCTTGAATAAAAACAAATATGACAATATTGCAAAGAGACTTAATTACGATTTAACGGTATTGGGTATTACGTGTGCAAAAACAAACTGGAATGGTTCTAACGGTATCACAATTGATTATGTAGATCCAGCTAATTTAGTTTACTCGTACACTGAAGACCCTAACTTTGATGACATGTACTATGTTGGCGAGGTTAAGTCCGTTAGTTTAGAAGAGCTAAAGAAAGAGTTCTCTAATTTAACTGATGAAGAATTAAAGGAAATAGAAAAGTTCCCAGGAACAAATGATTATAGTCGTACATATACAAATCAAAATTACGACACAACTACAATACAAGTTTTATACTTTGAATACAAAACATATTCAAATCAAGTATTTAAAATAAAACAAACAGAACAAGGATTAGAAAAAGCATTGGTTAAGTCAGATGGATTTAATCCTCCTGCTAATGATAACTTTAATGTAGTATCAAGAAGTATTGAGGTTCTTTATTCAGGTGCAAAAATACTTGGGCATAAAAGAATGCTTAGATGGGAATTGTCCCAAAATATGACAAGACCATTAGCGGATACTACTAAAGTAGATATGAACTACGCTATTTGCGCGCCACGTCTTTATAAAGGAAGAATTGAGTCTATAGTAAGTAGAATTACTTCTTTCGCAGATATGATCCAAATAACGCATCTAAAATTGCAACAGGTGCTTGCTAGAATGGTTCCTGATGGAGTATTCGTTGATGTTGATGGTTTAGCAGAAGTTGATTTAGGTAATGGTACAAATTACAATCCAGCAGAAGCATTAAATATGTATTTTCAAACTGGTAGTATAGTTGGTAGATCAATGTCACAGGATGGATCTAATAATCCAGGGAAAGTACCGATTCAAGAATTACAAACATCGTCTGGTAACGCAAAAATTTCATCGTTAATAAATACGTATCAATATTACTTACAAATGATACGTGATGTAACTGGCCTTAATGAAGCAAGAGATGGCTCTATGCCGGATTCAAATTCACTAGTTGGGTTACAAAAAATGGCAGCTGCTAATTCTAATGTAGCAACAAGACACATATTAGAAGCAAGTTTATATTTAACATTAAGAATATGTGAAAATATATCTAAAAGGGTAGGCGATTCATTAAAGTTTCCTCTAACGGCAAATGCTCTAGTACAAAGTATATCTGTATCAAACGTTAGAACTTTAGAAGAATTACAAACTTTAGATATTCACGACTTTGGTATATTTTTAGAGTTAGAACCTGACGAAGAAGAAAAAGCACAATTAGAACAGAACATACAAGTTGCTTTACAAACAGGAGGTATTGATCTTGAAGACGCAATAGATTTAAGAGAAATTAATAATCTTAAACTTGCTAATCAATCTTTGAAATATAAAAGAAGAAAGAAACAAGAAAGAGACCAAGCAAACCAACAAGCAAATATACAGGCCCAAGCACAAGCAAACTCTCAAACAACAGAAGCGGCCGCGTTAGCTGAAGTACAAAAACAACAGGCTTTAGCTCAAACTGAGATTCAAAAGATGCAAGCAAAAAGCCAATTTGAAGTACAAAGAATGGAGCATGAAGCACAACTTAAAAAGTTGTTAATGGCAGAAGAGTTTAAATACCAAATGCAATTAGCTCAAGTTAATGCTCAAGCAATGCAATCGAAACTTAATACTATTGAAGATCGTAAAGACAATAGATTAAAAACTACAGCGACACAACAATCAGAGTTAATAGATCAAAGACAAAATAAAACAATGCCAAAAGATTTTGAATCCGCCGGTTTTGATAATATGAGTGGGTTTGATTTAGCTCAGTTTGAACCAAAATAAATTTTACCAATCAATCTTATAATATTATATCATGTCAGAACAAATCAAAACAGAGGGGGAATTCAAAGTAAAGAAACAGACCCCCAGAAAATTAAACAAAGTAGATCAAGTTACAAAAGTTACCATTAAAGAATCAGAGCCAATTGGGGCGGCTGAACCAGAAGTAACAAAAGTATTTATTCCTAACGAAACACAAGCAGAAGATGCCGTTCAAGAGCAAAACACAAATGAAAGCATGTTGGGTGGCGAAGGATCCCAAGTGGGATTGCAAGAAGTGGTCCAAGGAAACGAAGAACCTAAAGTCGTTACCAGTCAAGAAGAAGAAGTAACTTTAATAAATGAGATTACAGAAGAAGAAATTAAACAAGAGGTAAATGATTTGGCTGAGGAAGCAAAAGCTGCTGTTAGAGCATCTGAGTATTCAGGTAAACCATTACCGGAAAATATTGAAAAACTTATTTCTTTTATGGAGGAGACCGGTGGAGACATCAATGATTATGTTAGGCTCAACGCTGACTATTCAAATGTTAATAACGAAACTTTATTAAAAGAATATTATAAAAAAACACGCCCACATTTAGATAATGAAGAGATTGAATTCCTTATGGAAGACAACTTTGAATATGATGAAGAGTTGGACGAAGAGCGAGACATCCGTAAAAAGAAACTCGCTTTTAAAGAAGAGGTTGCAAAAGCAAGAACCTTTTTAGACGGACTTAAAAGTAAATATTACGAGGAAATCAAGTTGAGACCTGGCATTACACAAGACCAACAAAAAGCAAATGACTTTTTTAACCGCTACAAAGAAGAGCAACAAATGGTGGAGTTGCAACATTCAAAATTTAAAGACGACACTAAAAACTTATTTAACCAAGATTTCAAAGGTTTTGATTTTAACTTGGGAGATAAAAGTTTTAGATATAGCGTTGCTAATAAAGATGTTGTGGCAGACAAACAATCAAATATAACTAACCTAGTTAAGAAGTTCTTAAATGATAAGGGAGATGTTGTAGATTTGAAAGGATATCACAAAGCCATGTATGCCGCTGATAATGTTGACACGATTGCAAAACACTTTTATGAACAGGGTAAAGCCGATGCTATAAAAGAGGTTGTTGCAAAATCCAATAACATTTCAACTGAACCTAGGCAAACTAGTTCTGGCGAAATTTTTGTTAATGGATTACGTGTTAAAGCTATTAACGGAACTGACACTTCAAAATTGAAAATACAAACAAGAAGATTTTAACATTAAATTAAAAAACAATGGCTGCAGTAGCAACATCCCCGGTATTTGGTTCAATCGTACCAAGCCAAAAACAACAAGCTCTTAGTACAAACTATTTGAGCTTTACAGACGGAACTAATACTTTCGCGCAACAATATTTACCAGAAATCTACGAGCAAGAAGTAGAAAGATATGGTAATAGAACATTATCAGGATTCTTACGTATGGTAGGAGCTGAAATGCCTATGCAATCTGACCAAGTAATTTGGTCTGAACAAAACAGATTACACGTTGCTTATAACAATGTAACTGTTGGTACAGGTAACACATTTACTTTTGTAACAAACGCATCTACAGTTACTGGAGCTACATCTATCAAAAATGTTATCTCTAAAAATCAAACTGTTGTTATCATTAACCCTGTAACTGGTGTTGAGGTAAAAGCTGTAGTTACATTGTCTGTAGATACATCTTCTACATTAGCTACTATTACAGTTGCCCCATATTTAGGTACAACAATCCAAAATGCTGGTACTGGTATCCCAGGCGCAACTACTGGATGTAAAGTATTTGTTTATGGATCTGAATATATCAAAGGATCTAACCTTTCTGACACTTCTGCCGGAACAGAATATAGAAGTATTACACCTGAATTTACACAATATTCTAACTCTCCTGTTATTATCCGTAACAAATATGCTGTTAATGGATCTGACATGGCTCAAATTGGGTGGGTTGAAGTAGCTACAGAAGCTGGGGCAAATGGATTCCTTTGGTATCTTAAAGCAGAATCTGAAACTAGATTGCGTTTTGAAGATTACTTAGAAATGGCTGTTGTTGAAGGTGAATTAGCATCTGCTACAGGAAGTGGATCTGCTGCTGCCGCTGGTAAAAAAGGTACACAAGGTCTTTTTGCTGCTGTTAAAGAAAGAGGTAACACTGTAGTTGCTTTCCCTAGCGCTGTGGCTGACGCACTTGGAACATTTGATAATATCTTGAAAAACTTAGATACTCAAGGAGCTATTGAAGAAAATATGCTTTTCCTTAACAGATCAACTTCATTAGAAATTGATGATATGTTAGGTGGTTTATCTTCTGGATCAAATGGTGGTGTTGCTTACGGTTTATTTGAAAACTCTGAGCAAATGTCTCTTAACTTAGGATTTACAAGTTTCCGTAGAGGATCTTATGATTTCTACAAAACTGACTGGAAATACCTAAATGACGCATCTACTAGAGGTGGTTTAACTGGAAAAGGTGGTAATATTGATGGAGTTTTAATCCCAGCGGGTACATCTACAGTATATGATCAACAACTAGGAACTAACATCCGTCGTCCATTCTTACACGTTCGTTACAGAGCTAACCAAGCTGATGATCGTAAGATGAAAAGTTGGGTATTAGGTTCTGCAGGAGGAGCTTACACATCTGATATTGATGCAATGGAGGTACACTTCTTGTCTGAAAGATGTTTATGTGTGCAAGGAGCAAACAATTTCGTATTGTTTACAGCTGCATAGTTATAAATAAATGTAAATTTGCCCCTGTTATATTAACGGGGGCAATATTTACTTTAAAATAAATAAAAAAAATAAAATTATATTATATCATGTCAACAAAACAAGCAATACAAACCCCAACAACTTGGGAAATAAAAGATAGAACATATTTACTATCTACTGGGTATACCCCATTAACATATACAGTACAATCAAAACACTCTGCTAGATACCCATTTTTATGGTTTGATGCGGATTTGAAAGAGCAAAGAGAATTAAGATATGCAACAAATCAAAACTCCCCATTCAAAGATGAACAAAAAGGAGAAGTTACACTAGGGCATATTGTATTTGAAGATGGTGTTTTAATAGTGCCGAAAGAAAAACAAAATTTACAAAAACTATTATCTTTGTATCATCCAGCCAAAAATAATTACTACAGGGAGTTAGATGAAGTAGCAAACGCGGTTGATGAGTTAGAAGATTTAGAGTTAGAAATCAATGCTCTTAATATGGCAATGAATATTGAGATTGACCAAGCAGAAGCAATACTAAGGGTAGAACTAGGTTCAAAAGTCACGTCAATGACTTCTAAGGAGCTAAAAAGAGATCTACTATTATTCGCCAAACATAATCCAGGTTTGTTCTTAGAACTAGCCAATGACGATAATGTACAACTACGCAATGTAGCAATTAGAGCGGCTGAAGCGGGTATTATAAAACTTTCACAAGACCAACGTACATTCACGTGGGGAACTAATGATAAAAAATTAATTACAGTGCCTTTTGATGAAAATCCATACTCAGCAATGGCGGCATTCTTTAAAACAGACGAGGGAGTAGAAATCTTTAAGTCTATAGAGAAAAAACTTAAATAATACGTAATACTAATATGTAGGCGGATATTGTAAATAAAACTGCAGTATCCGCTTATTTATTATAATAAATATAACAAATGGCAGTAAGTGTAGATACAGTTTATAAGACAGTCTTATTAATACTTAATAAAGAACAAAGAGGGTATATGACACCTGATGAGTTTAATAAAATTGGTACTCAAGTGCAACTTGAAGTATACTTAAAATATTTTGAAGACTTAAATCAATTACTTAGGGTTCCTCAGGTTGATTTAGACTATGCTGATCGCATTGCTTTACTGGATGAGAAAATATCTTTATTCAAAAGGAATCAAACCGTAAATTATACCACAAATGGTTATACTTTACCAACCGATTTGCAAGAGTTAGGTAGTGTTATATATAACAATAATGAAATGCAAAGGGTTCAAAGAAATGATTTTTATAATCTATACAAATCTAATCTTACAAAACCATCTGAAACTTATCCAATATATTTATATGAAAATAGTTTAGTTAAAGTATACCCAGAAACAATAAATTCTGGAGTTAGTGTTAACTATTTGAAATTTCCAACTCCCATAACTTGGGCGTTTACCATAAACAGTAATTTAGGGAATTATATATACAATCCTACTCTATCTGTTGATTTTGAATTACATCAATCAGAACAGGTTGAACTAGTACTTAGAATATTAGAGTATGCTGGTATTGTTATTAGGGATCCGCAGGTTATCCAAATAGCTGCACAAAAAGTACAACAGGATAATATGAATGAAAAACAATAATAGGATATGGCATTTATAAATAACGGATTAATTACAGAAACTAATAGACAATACTACGAAGGAGCACAGAGCATAACTTGCGATGGAGTATCTACCGTTTTTGCTTTTAGTGGTTTTGATACATCTTTAATATGGTACACTTCTAATATAGATGAGGATAATTATGAATTAAATAATTTTAAATTCTATATAAGTACAGATTCTGCTCAAACATTTTCAGAATATTCTAATGTAATTTCTGTTACAGGTAATGGTGCAATTACTGTAGGTGAAGTATTAGCCTCTGGCGTTATTGTTTTAGTACAGTTAAAAAGATTAGAGGGCGGTAAGTACGGAAATAAAAATGCTTATGGAACTGCTGTTGAAGAAAATTACGGAAGTTATGCTTATGTAAAACTTGATGACATTATAAATAACTTTATCATTGCGTACACTGGAGTTGATAAATTAATACCTAGCGTTAAAAGAACTGATATTATATTTCATGCTAAACGTGGATTACAGGAATTTAGTTATGATACATTAAAAAGTATAAAGTCTCAAGAATTAACAGTACCACCAAGTTTAAATGTGGTAATACCGCAAGACTACGTTAACTATGTTAAAATATCCCGCATAGACGCCAATGGTGTAAAGCATGTTATATTCCCAGGTATGTTAAATGGCACTCCTTATACAATGCCAGTACAAGACACAGAAGGTATCCCAATACAAGATACTTTCGATGCTAATATAACCGGGACGTCTATTATAGAGGAAAGATGGAAAAATGCAAATATAGTTGAAAATCAAAAAAGAAATTCAGATTTAAACTTTATGAATGGCG